ATCGACGCGCCAGAGGCACCGCCGCCAAGGAACGCTTCGAGAGCGCCGATGCGGCCCTTCAGCTCGCGGCCCTCCTGGATGACGCGGCGCTGGTACGGCTGGAGGTCGACCTGTTCGAGGCCGGGACTTGTCTCGAAGGGGTTCATACCAAGTCTCCCCGCATCTTGGCCAGCTGCTCTTCGCCCAGCTTGGCAAAGTCATCCTGGCTCATGTTCATGATGTCCTTCGGCGTGATCTTGCCAGCGCGGTCGCTGTCCATGCCCACGTCGCGGGTTGAGGGCGGCGTGCGCTTGAGAGCGTCGGACACCTTCGCCACGGCGGCCTTCTTGCGCTCGACGGCCACGTCCTTCTCGGACACGCGCGGTGCAACTTCGGTGGCCTGCTTCTGGGTGCGGTCTTCCTGACCGAGGAGCTTCTTGACGGCCCGCTGCAGCGCCTGGGTGGGTGTGTCGCCACGGCCCATGTACACCTGCTTCAGGTCAGCCACGTCGTCGACCAGAGCAGCGTCGAACTCGTCCGACTTGTCGTTCAGCTGCGGGTACGCCTCTTCGATGCGCTCGAGGGCGATGTCGTAGCGGGCCTGCTCGACGGCGCGGGAGGCAATCACGTTGGCGCGGAGCTCAGACTTGTGCTCGACGATGGCGCGCTCCGACTGGCGGATTTTCGACATTAGGGCCGTGGCCTTCTCGACCTCACCGTCCGCCAGGAACGTGTTGTACTCACGCTCCATCTTGATCAGGTTGTCTTCAGCCTGCGTGAGGGCTTCGTTCGTCTGTTCGACGCGCTGGCTGTTCTGGTACTGGGCCAGCTGCTTCTCGAGGTTCTCGCGCTGGGCACGTTCCTTGGCCAGGATTTCTTTGTGGCGGTTCAGAGGGATGCGCGAGTCCTTCTTGGCTTTCGACTGGTCCTCTTCGAGCTCGTCCTCGTCGTCGGCCTTGGGCGCAGCCTTCGCTTTGGGCGCGGGCTTCAGCTCGCCGTCCGGATCATCGGGGTTGATGTCCTCGTCGTCTGTGGGGGCCCAGTCGTCGCCGCGGTCTACGACGTCGGTACCACCGGAGTCGGCACCGTCGTCACCAGCTGGACGCATGGGGCGGAAGAATTTGTTGCGAATCATTTAGGAGCTCCTTGCTTCTGTGGTTGAACTGCGGCCTTTGCGGCCTGTTGTGCTGCTTGCATGCGCTGCTGTTCGCGCTTCTGGGCCATGTCCTCAGCCTTGAGCTGATGGTCCATGTCTTGAGACCGCTCTTTGAGCGAGTGGTCCATCATCTTCAGCTGGGTGTCGCGCTGGAACTCACGTTCCTTCAGGTCCGCCTCGTGGCCGGCCTGCGCCTCTTTCACCTGCGCCTCGTGCATCTTAGCCTGACCAGAGCCGTCGTCGGGCTCGCCTTGGGCCGCGATCTGGGTGTTGACCACGGTCTCCTGGGTCTTGGCCTGCTTGAGGCCGGCGTCTGCATGTTTTGCGGCGGCTTCGCCCTCGGCGCGGGCCACTTCGGCCTCTTGGGCACGGCGCTGGAGCTCGGCCTGGGCCTGAGCTTCTGGGCTCTCCTGATCGCCCTTCATCAGCTTGATGATCTCGGACTTGCGCTGCAGGCGGCTGCTGTCGACGAGGACCTCGTCCGGAATCTGCACGCCTGCCTCGCGCAGGGCCATGGCCTGCTCGAACTGGCTGTCTTCCATGGTTTCGCGCATGGGGACGGAGCTGACCACGACGGCATACTCGCCCAGCGTCAGGTCGTTCATGATCGTGCCTTCAGGGGTCACCTGATTCACGGCGATGTCCTCTGTCTCACCGGTCATGCCGTTCTTTGTGATCGTGATCAGGCGCTCTTCAGTGTAGAACTCCTGAATCAGGTCGAGGATGTTGCGGGCGACGAGGCTGTCAGTGCGGATCAGGTTGTCGAGGGGCTTGACGAGGTTTGTGCTGCCAGCCTGACGCTTGGTCTGGATCGCTTTGGCGGCCACGTCGGCGCGGTCCATACCCTGCATGGAGTCGCTGACGCCGGAGATCGTCTTGATGCTTTCCTCAGCCTTGTAGGACACGCGGTCGAGGCCCTGGGGCACCTGGTTCGGCGCGATCTTCTGGACGTCCTTGTCGGGGTCGCCGTTCACCTCGATGACGAGGCCAGTCTGCGCACCCTTCTGCTCCAGCTCCTCGATCGTCATGTTGGCGAGGGCACCGGCCTTCACCTTGTAGCCCGAGTTCGCCGTGGTGTTGATCACGTGCAGCTCTTGGGAGGTCACCTTGTTCAGGACCTCTTGGGGATCGAGCAAGTTCTCAACGAGGCCCAAGGTGTGCCCGTTGCGCAGGTGTGGGAAGTAGGGCACGACCGTGAAGTGCTTGTATGGGCTCCAGTCGTCGTGGAGGACCACCGAGTCACAGATCACCGTCCACTTGATGCGGCGCACGAGCTCTGTGGTGACCTTGAAGCCAAACTGCTCCACGAACATGGCGATCTTGTTGCGATCGAAATCTTCCGGGATTGGCCGCATGTCGCCGTCGGCGCTCACGAAGTGCTTCTGGCGGTCCAGCATCCGGTACTGGCGCTCGATGATCCGCAGGTTGCGCATCACGTTCGTGTGGTCCATACCACCCGAGTACATGGGGTTGAACCGGTCGCCGAAGCGGTCGCGGAACGCCTGGACGCTGTCGTAGCCGTACGGGAAGAAGCTCTGGTCGCGGTGGCGCAGGTATTCCGCGTCCTCCTCGTTGTAGAGGATCGCCACGTCATCGGCGGTGAGCCACTTCGTCGTGAACACGTCGGCCCAGGTGTCTGGGTCGTACTCGTCCGCGTCCGGGTCGATGATCACGTTCTTCGGGTTCGGGCGGGTGATCCGTACCTCACCCTGCATGTTGTCCGTCCGGTCAAGGCGGATGTCGAGGTAGCCCCGGCTCGTGATGATCCCGTCGGCGAACATGTCGCTGCGGAGCCAGTCGAGGCGGTTGTTGTCGCTGATCTGCTTGAAGACTTTGGACAGGGCCTCAGCCGTGTCGGGGGAGGACCCGGAGCGGGGCCGGAAGTTGATCTCCGCCCGGTTGTTGATCTGCTCGCCCATCACGTTCGAGACCGTCGACATGATCTTGTTGATCGTCATGGCGGGGCGCTTCACGGAGGCCAGCTTCGCCTTGTCGCCGGCATCCCACTGGTCACCACGGAAGTACCGCTCGCACTTGTCGGCCTTCTCCACGAACTTCTGGTGCCCGTTGTCCCTCGTCCAAGCGTACCTGGTCCAAATTTTTGTCGCAAGCTGCGTATCAATCGGCATATCGGTTCCCTTTTCGGCGGGCAGCTAAACCCTCGCGGATGCGTTGTTTGTGGTGATCAGAAAGGGGCTTGCCCGTCTTGCCAGCTGATATAGCTGCACAGTGTTCAGGGCTGTGTGGCCCGTACGACACTCCTGCGCGTTTGCTAGAGAGCAAAGCGCGGGACGCAGCCGACCACACTACGGGCGGTGCTGCCTTGCGCCCCGCTGCGAGCGCGGATATGTGTTCGGGTGTCAGCACCCTGCCCTTTGCCTTCTCACTGATCGCTGCTCGGGCCTCGGGCGAGTGTTTGCACCCGCGCCTGGCGGCGCCTATCCTCGCCCGGTGTTCCGCTGACTTGGGCATACGCCCAGCGTTACCGGCGACTGGGTTCACGTTGTAACCGTTGTGGTACGAGTCGAGGGTGTTGATCCAGTGCTGCTCGGTCGGACGCAGGACGTCCTCTGCACTGGTGGTCTGTTCAAGCACCTCAAACGAGAAGGCTTGCTCACCGTGCTTGTTCCAGCTGTGCTGCAGCTTGACGCATTTATGGACACCTTTGCGCAGCTCACGGAAATGAGTCGCCCGGCGGCGAACGAGGTCGACAGACGACCCCACATAGCACTTGGCTGTCACAGCGTTACGTATGGCGTACACCCCTGCTTGTTTCATGCAAAGCTCTTCAATTTGTACAAGGTCCGCAGGGTCAGCTCCTCGATGTCGGTCAGGATGTTCACGAGTGCCGCGCAGTCGTCATCGTCATTCAGCTCCTCGATGACGACCGTGCGGAAGTCCTCGATGGCCTCGACGATGTCGCCCTTGGGCGGGACTTGGGACGGGAGGGAAGAGAACCGCCCTTCCCTGCCCATGGCCACCTCTGCGTACCGGTCCGTGAGGTCCAGGAGCGTGGTGTAGAACTCGTCCAGCGCGACGTGCTGCGCGTAGGACTGGGTGGTCAGGTGGGCGATGTGCGCAGCGGTGCGCACGGCGAAGGCTCGGGCTACAAAGGTCTGGCAACTCATGTCAAGCCACCATGTGGGAGCCGATGCCGTCTGAGTTCAATTTGTCGCGCCACGATTTCATAGTTGATTCCCTTGGTTTCTGCGGTGGTTCCCGTCCAACAACGAGCTGCGTGGCCCATGAGAGGGAGTCCACCTGATCGTCGTGGGCCCCAGCCGGGAACCTCAGCATCTCGTTCTTCAGAGAGTCGTACCACGGCGCTCCGCTGACAAAGTTCACCATCCCCTGCTGCATCCGGCCCTGGAGGGCTCGCGCTCGCGCCAGCTTGTCCGTGATCGGCTTCAGCACCTGGGTTGGCGGATAGAACTTCCGCTCTCTCATGCGCTTCTTTAATAGAGCTTCGAGAGCGCGGTAAATCTGACCGTCTTCAAAGCCCACAACCAGGCTCGGATTATGCCACTTCGAAGCGAGATTCAGGATCGAGTCCACTATGAAGAACGCGTCCCCGCTCTTGAACCTGAGCTGATCGACCACGTGGATCATGTCGTCGTTGTCGTGGAGGAGCACGGTACCGACCGTGTAGTCGTTCTGCTTCTTCTCGCTGATGGCGAAGTCCCACGCGATGTAGACGTTGCACCTGGTGCGCGGCGGGGCGGTGGCCTGCCGGAAGTGCTCCTTCAGGAAGTACCCGCCGTCGTCGGGCACCGGGTTCTGCTGGTACAGGGCCGACCACCACCGGCCGCCCTTGTTCTGCGCCTTGATCCGGAGCAGCTTCTCGATGTCGTAGCGGTCCGAGTGCAGGGCCTCGCCCTTGCTTCGGAGCTGGGTGAACGGGTCTGAGGTGGGCGGGACGTCGTATTCGATTAAGTCGGTGGTGTGGTTCAGGTACTCGTTGGCCTCTGCGATGGCCGGGTACTTGATCACCTCGAACTGGTCAATGTACACGTCATCGTGGCCCGTCTTCATCAAGGTCTGCAGTCGTCCAGCAAGGTCATCGTCATGCCACCACGTCTGGATGATGAGCACTCCGCCGCCGGGGGCAAGACGGGAGTAGGCAGTCGATAGATACCACTCCCAGATTTTCTCTCGGGTGTCTGCGGAATCGGCTTCCTCAGCGTTTTTGACGGGGTCGTCAATTACGAGACAGTTCCCGACAAGTATTTCGTTTGCAAAGAAGCAACCTGCTCCCTCCACTTGGAGGTCATAGACGAACTCCGAGACTTCGCCATCCCGCTCAACCACGGAAAGGGTGTCGAAGCAGACTTGTGGTGCTCCATGTGATGCCCTGCGCACAACATCACCAGATTCTCCGGTGTGTTGTTGTTCCTGTCCTCGTCGATGTGATGGCAGTGTAGGCCCGCCTCGGTGCGGCACACCACGCAGCTCATGTCCCGGTCCAAGATCAGGGGCCTCATCCGGTCGTACAAGTACGCGGATTCTTCCCCCGTCCGGTAGTTCGAGTTCTGCCCCCCACGCATACGGATCGCATGCGCCGTACTGGCGCAAGTCACCCCGCAGTAGACCTGCTTTGAACGACTCGGCAGAAACTCCTCGGAGCACTGCGGGCAGGTCTTTGGCGATAACGTGACTTTCGGCTGGCAAGCAGGTGAGCAATACGTCGCGTTGCGGCTCTGGCGAGTCTTCGCCACAGGAGCCGCGCATGTCAGGCACTGCTTGGCATTCTTCACTGCGTGGTGCGCCTGGCTGCACGCCTGGCTGCAATAGAACTCCGTCGACCCCAGCCGCACCGACTTGTCGTGGTCGCACTTCTGCCTCTGAAACGCCGTGGCGCACCACGCGCAGGTTAAGTCCACCATTACTTTGGGCCTGGCCATACAGTTCTCCTACCGTCGCGTACCGTTCCTGGTCCGGCAGGTAGACGGGGTGCTCAGCAGTGGCCCGGAGCACTGTCCCGGACGCAAACCGCAACACATGCATCTGTGGCGCCGGGCGTTTCGTCATCGCCAGGACCTTTTTTGGGCCCGCTGGCGTAATGACGTCTGGTACGAATTTTAGCAGGTAAAGGTGCCCAATGTCAAGGACCCCATCTACGGTCAAAACTCGTGATTCTGGGTGCAGACAGTGCGCGCCCTTACCTGTAATTGGGCCACCGATACCAGCAGCAACGTAGCCACCGCGGTGCTCAGCCACACCCCACGACTCGGTTGACTGGTTGTTAGCGTCCAGGCGTGTGTCAAAGACGTTCCCATAGAGCGGGTCCGACATGATTCCCTTGACTTTGCGACTGAAGTCCATGGCCAGGGAGAGGTTGTAGGAACACGAGATGAACTCGTGGTCGGGGTACTGCCCCAGGTGCCACGCCGGGAAGTTTCTGGAGGCCAGCTCCGACTTTCCGTGCCGGGGAGGCATCAGGATCATGAGGCGGGGGCTCTTGCCCTCCGCGACTTCCTTGCTGAACCGCTCCAGACGGCGGCAGATGTCGTTGTGGACCCACCCATCCTTGTATTTCGGGTTGAACCGCTTCACGAACGGCATCAGACGCCTTCGGGAGAGCTCCCGCTGGGCTGCTTCGGCCTTGGCACGGATCAAATTAGCTTGACTGCTCATTCTCGATGGCCGATTCGATCATTTTGTACAGGTCTGCGTCACTCATCTGCTCCAGTTTGAGGGCACCGGCGAGGTTCATGGTCACGTCCACCTTGACGGGCTCGTAATACCCGCACATCTTGCCGATTTCTCTGGCCGCCGAGACCATGGTGGAGGGCTCAGCCATGAGTTTGGCCATGTCGAACGCCTCCTGGAACATCTCCATCACGTCTTTCTTCGATTTCGTGGAGACCTCGACGTACTGACGGTGGTATTCGGCCTTCGCCTTCAAGATGTTCGGCATCTTGGTCATGCGATGGCCGTAACTGGAGTCCCCAGAGTAGCCCGCACGGACCAGAGCGTTGCGGACAGAGTCACCTTCCGCCCAGTATTTGACAAACAGGTTCTGTTGGGGCGTGAGGTCCTTGTCCTCAGAGACGAGAGCGGCGATTCGCTGGTCGTTTGTGGCGAGCGCGGTCTGGCGCAGTGCGACGACCCCGCCAGGGTCGCGCTTGGTGTATGGCTTTCTGGTCTTGGTGGTCGTCATGACGTCGATTTTAGACCGAAGATTGGGTGCTATGCAAATGATAGCGTAGTTTTGGTGCGAATTTTTATGAAAAATTTTATTGGTGACGGCGGTCTGAGTCTCCCCTCTACACCTCACACGAAGTACCCCCCACTTCGGATTCGTGATTGGTGTTCAAGAGGGGTCCCAATACCGTACCGAGCAGCAAGCTGCTCGGTTCTTAGGAGATGTTCGAGCAAGTTCGCTCGTCCTCATTGGAGATACACCATGGCAATCATGTACACACTGGGCTCTGCCCTCGGCACCACCGCTGCATACGCAGTTGAAGGCACGCGTCTCGGCACTACCCAGCTTGCGCTGGGTGCGCGCGACGCATATGTGGCCAAGGCCACAGACCTGCGCACCAAGCGCGAGGCGCTCACAGCTACTGCTCCCGCAGTAGCTGCGCCTCAGCGCAAGATCAAGACCGCGACGGCTTGAGCTCAGCCCCTTCGGGGGCTTTCGCTCAGCCCTAAGAGCATGGGGCATGGGGAAGCGTACCGAGCAGCACAGCTGCTCGGGGCCTTTTTGGCGTTGTGTCAACAACCCTGCTATTCTTTTAGGAGCACCCCACGGCCAAATCTAAAGCCCTCATTGCCGCTGAACTCAAAGCCGCCGCGCTCGAAGCGCGGCTCGTCGTAGCTAAGCAGGTGTACCGCGACCAGAAAGCGCGGATCGCAGAGCTCGAAGCTGCGCTCGCAACGCGCGGCGTGAAGCCCGCGGTTGTTGCGGCTAAGCCCGCAGTGAAGGTGACCCACTTCACGAAGCGCGACGGCTCCCAGTGGGAGCGTCGCACGTGCGGCTCACGCAGCTGGGTGCTGCCGAAAGCTGAGGCCAAGATGGCCCATGTCGAGGTGGAATACCTCGACGAAGGTTATGCAGAAAACGCATAACCTTGGCAAAGGAACCGAGCGGCAAAGCCGCTCGGGCCTTTTTGGCGTTTGATCCGCTTTTGGGTCTTCCACTAAGGAGCATGGGAATGGACTTACAACTCACGATCAAAGGCAAAGACATGAACGCAGCGGGCTGGACATACAGCCACGATGACGACGAACAGCAAGCCAGCATCTGGCGGCACGAAGACGGACGGTGCGCGCGCTCTGCGTCGTACGCGGACTTCTCATGGGAGTTCAATCGTCACTACTGCGACGAGATCAGCGGCCTTGGGCTGCTCAGCCTCCCACACCATTGGATGTGAGCCAAGACCGAGCGGCATAGCCGCTCGGGCCTTTTGGCGTTGTGAGGTGCATCACGGTGATGCGTCCACCAACGGGAGATCACGGGTGATTGAAGCTGTCTTTGTTTTCGGGATCATGAACGTGCTGTTCGAGCTTGTCTTGCTCTGCATGATCAGTCCACGCAGGCGTCTGCGGTTGTTGGGCAACCCAACAGCCAAGTCGCTGGTTCACGTTGGGTTCTTGGTGGTGAACATGATCATCCACTACGGAACCCTCATTGGGACCATGAGCGCAATCCTTGCGTTCGTGTGCTCCATTGCCACCATCCGCTTCGCTGAAAAGCTCTTCGGGCACATCGAAGCAGATCGCTACTACCACGTCGGTTGGGTCAAGTATTCAGTTGAGGAGATCAAATGACCACAGAAGCCTATTGCGCAGCCGCAGAGCTGTGCTCACCGAACTCACACGAGTTCGAGTCCGTGCTGGCACAACAAGAAGCCCTTGCTCGTCAGCGCTGTGTTGCTCGACTCAAAGCCCTGCTGTTCGATGACCTGAACTCTGGGCGTATCGACGACTTCACGTTCACTGAGCTCGATGAGGTGCTGTCATGAAGCCCATGCTTGCGTCACGTGACGGCTGGTTCACAGCTGTTGCGTTGTTCTTCCGTCGCCGTGTCGAAGCTGCCCGTGTGGGCACAGACACGTGCAACTTCGTCCACATCTGGTGGAAGTAAGGGACCGAGCGGCATAGCCGCTCGGGCCTTTTTGGCGTTGTGCAGCAGTCCTTGCTGTTTTTATTGGAGATACACATGAGCCAAGCAATTCGCGTTCGCCGTCAACCCACTGTTGTCGTTGTTATTGAGGATCGTCGCTTTGACGATGTCGTTGAAGAAGCGTCGCTCGAGTACGAGCCCTTCAACATCTTGCAGCGTCGCATCGACGCAATCGTCAACCTGACTGGGTGCACCGAGCGTGAAGCTCAGCGCCTTGTGTTTGACCTGTCTGAGTGATCTCAACCTACTGACTCGCGTGCGGGTCAGTTGGGTGCGCACTTGCACCGTTCCTTAACTGAAAGAGACCTATGTCCACGACATTCACCATTCGCCCCCAAGTTGTTGCTGATGCCAACATTGACCCAATCGCCCACATTGATGACTTTGCAGACACGTGGGCTGGGCACCGCGTGGCCAGCACCTACACATGGAAGTTGGACGCCATGATCGCTCAGATCGTGAACGCACTGTTCAACACCGTGCGTGAAACCTATGCCGAAGCCAACGGCATCCAGTCCCTCAACGAAGTAAGCTCGCTGCTTGCGTTCGAGTTGGACGGTGCCCAGGCGTTTCACGACGCAGGCTTTGACCGTACTGGGCCCGTAACCAACCTCTTCCAGCTCTGCTGTCTCAGGGATGCGGCGTACGAGATTGAGAAAGCGATGTGCTCGTACGCCAACCCCAACATTGACGTGAGCACTGACCGTACAGACCCGGTCACCGGCGCTACGTACAAGGCTCTGTTCTCTAAACCAGAGCTCAGCGAGATGTTCCTGCACTTCGAGCCACGCATGCCTTCGAAGGGTGAGCGTGAGTTGCATCACACGACTCTCGTGCAGATCGCAGGTTCTCACTACGACTCGGAAGATGAGCGCGAAGCGTTCATCACATCCGAGCTCGCAGCATTCGATAAGGCACAGCTTGCCGAGTGCAAGCGCATGAACGACGGCATGGCTCGCAATGCCCCGCTCAAACAGCTGATCCTGTCCGAGGTGTTAAACCTTGACCTGCCGCGCATCGAGTTCTTCTACGAGCTCGACACAGCAGTGATGCGGTCGGTGCTGACCCACTTCATCAACAGTACCCCACGTATGAAGGAGTGGAACTCGAAGCGGTATGGCGTGCAGCACGCAACGAAGGCTCTCGCTGTTGCGGAACTCGACAAGTTCCATCGTGCGTGTGAAGCAACGCTTCGCACTCCGCGCTTCAACGAAGGTGTTGCGCACCAGCCTGCTGTGCGTAAGCCCTTCCGCGCCGTAGCGTAACGGCTTAGCAACCTCGACCTGGCCTAGCGGCTAGGTCGAGGTTGCTCGTCCTTCGTCCTTGGGCCTACGGGTAGGACTTGGCGTCTTGGGCTTGGCGAGAAAAAACTTATTCCAATCAAGAAATATGTTACTAAGTACTAAGTTTATATATATTATTTCTCTGATAAAAAACAAATTATAAGTATAAGAATATAAGGTATATAAAACATAGTAGTAGAGAAACTGGACGACACGATGATTCTGTCTGTGGCATGTCTCATCTCATGTCCGACCACGATCTACACTCGACATCTTTCATTGAAGGGACTCAACAACATGACCACGGTCTACTGCCTCAGCGCATCACAACCACTCACCAAGACATACCAACGCAAGAACGGTGAGTTGATCAAGTCACCCTACCCCATGACCTGGGAGTTCACGTCACACAAAGAGACAGTGAACACGCTCCGTGAGTTCGAGCTCATGCTCAACGATCACGCAGCTCGTGGCAACTGCGTACTCAAAGGTTTGATCGCTCGTGACCTCGTCCAGGAATCACGGGCAGGCAGCACAAACAGCAACGACACAACTGAGTGGCTTGTCCTCGACCTCGATGGCATGCCTGAGCACATCAACACAACCACTGGCAACCAGGTGGTCGCAACACAGATGACCATCCCCCTACTCATGGGTGAACTCGGTCTCGGTGACATCAGCTACATCGTGCAGTGGTCTGCCTCGTTTGGAATCAGCGATCAGAAGATTCGCGCCCATGTGTTCATCATGTTGGACAAACCTTACGCGGCGCCACTCATCAAACAGTGGCTCATCCAGAAGAACCATGAGGTGCCCTTCCTGGCTGATGCGTTGACCCTCACCAAGACAGGCAACACCCTGTCCTGGCCGTTGGACATCTCAGCTTGTCAAAACGACAAGCTCATATACATAGCACCACCGGTGCTGAAAGGGATCAAAGACCCGCTGGCCAAGCAGCCACGCATCCAGCTCGTTCGCAACAAGGTCGACAAGCTCTCGTTCACCGGCGTAGCAATCAACTCTGCCGAGAAGAACAAAGCACTGACTCACGCGCGCATCAAAAAACTGCGTGAAGCGTCTGGCATGCCCGAGCGCAAGTTCACGTACAAGGTAGTGAATGGCCAAGAGGTCTTGCTCAAGCCAGACGAGGCAGTCATCACCGAGATGAAGACAGACCGCGGGTTTGTCTACCTGAACCTGAACGGCGGGGACTCATGGGCGTACTACCACCCAGAGGATCGGCCTGATTACATTTACAACTTCAAAGGTGAGCCTACGTACCTCACCAAGGAGCTGCTCCCCGACTACTGGCAACAGCTGACTGCGTCAGGCAACATCCGCACCTCCAGCACAGGTGTCAGTTACTTGGCCTTCTGTGACCGTCGCACTGGCGTGTATTGGCGTGGTACCTACGACGCCAACACCGACATCCTGGACATCACACCGGCGAAGAACGAAACCCAACTCAGGCACTTCGCCAAGCAGTACGGTGTACCGCTCGGTGACTTCGTTCCTGAGTGGGACTTGACCTTCGATCCGAACGACAACGTCCGCGTTGATGTTCAAAACCGGGTGGTCAACAAGTTCTCGCCCAGTGTCTACATGAAGAACCAGGCAAAGAAGGTGACCAAGTGCCCACCCACCATCTTCAAGGTCATGCACCACGCGCTTGGTGAAGACGTTGAGATCACTGAGCACTTCGTCAACTGGGTTGCGTACATCCTTCAGGAGCGCGATCGCACGCGCACAGCATGGGTGTTGCACGGCACGCAAGGAACTGGGAAGGGCATCCTGACCAACAACATCCTGCGCCCCATCTTCGGTGCTGCCCACACAGCAGCGCGGCGGATGGAGGAGCTGGGTGAGAAGTACAACCACTTCATGTCTGAGTCACTGATGGTGTTCGTGGATGAGGTCCAGATCAAAGCACTCGGCAACGAGCGCGGTGTGATGGCCAAGCTCAAGAACTTCATCACGGAGGAATACGTACCCATTCGTGCCATGCATGCCAACGCAGTTGAGCAACGCAATTACACGAACTGGTTGTTCATGTCGAACATGCCTGACCCGGTGTCAATCGACAAGAACGACCGTCGCTTCAACGTGGGCAAGTACCAAGCCAAACGCTTGACGGTCACCGAACAAGAGCTCGCACAGATCGAGAAGGAACTCCAAGCCTTCCACGACTACCTGATGAGCTACGTCGTTGACCTCATCGCTGTTGGTCAAGTCATGCACAGCGAAGACCGCGAGACGATGATCTCGATCTCTGAGTCTTCAATCGACACCGCAGCATCGGCCCTGCTCGAAGGCAAGTTCGCCTTCTTCATCGACCAGCTGCCAACGACTGATTCGTACACACGCAGCGCGTTGATGCTCAACCGCGTTGAGGAGTACATCAAGGCACTCAAAGACTTCATGTTGCGCACGCAGCCTGATGGCAAGTGCAACATCAGTCGCGACGAGCTCAGGACAGTTCTGCACTACGTCACCGGCAACATGCCTGACTCGCCGAACAAGTTCACGAGCCTGCTGAAACACCACCGCATTCACACGAAAGCGGTGTGGGTCAACAAGAAGACAGTCAACGGGCTGACCGTGACCTGGGTAGACCAAGCCCAGTTCGCAGCCTACGCAAAGATGCACTTCACAAAGGAGAAAGTTTGAACCTGAAGAAACTGTTCCGCCCACCGTCAGCACACGAGCTGGCGGTGCAGGAGCTGGAAGAAGCTGAGCGTCAGCTCCTTCTGGCTCACACCCAACAAGAATACGCAGCCAGCATGATTGCGTACAACACCACACGCGTAGAACGTCTGCGCGAATTTCTCAAGGAAGAAGCAGTATGACCAACGAGCCAAGTTTCCACGCATTTGTCCAACGCATCGACGATGCCGGCCAGGCCCTGGCCGAAGCAGCTGAAGCCGAGCCCGAGAAGCTCGGCGAAGTGTTCACCGCATATAAGGCCCTGGCTGAAGCGTTCTTCAAGACCGTCCGCCTGATGGGCAAGCTGCCCGAAGAAGCCATCATGAAAGCGATGGCTGATGTCGAGGCCGAAGAAGCAGCCGTGGCGCACTGACCGCCGGTCAACCACAACTCGTTCGCTCAGCGAGTGCTAAACAAGTGGGCCGCATTACCAGAGGTGGCTGCGTGTCTGCGTAAACGACACGGACGAAGGGTTGGGTCCTTCCGTTGCGAACAC